TAGACACCAACACTGGAATACTTACGATTTATCTAGACAAAACCAACTTTGAATCCCCTAGTTCCTTGGGTTTAATAGTTCAATCCGTACTCCTGCAATTCGTGATCGAACTCCGATTAATTGATCTTCGGGAACCCAACGGCGCTTATGCAGCGATCCGATATATCTGCAATCGACTGATCGGTTTCGCTCCCCCCGACTCTGAAAATATCTATCTGCTCTCTCACGAATTTATGGGTGAGAAAGACAAACTATGGATTCATCAAATCCGGTTAATCGTTCCCACAAGGCTATTTGAAATCCCTGATGACGAATCTTATGTCCTCCTAACACAAATCACATTGGAGGATGGATATGGCAATGTGGTAATCAATGCAGACAGCCCATTCTACACACCGTCGATCGATTAAAAAACCCCAACGATTAAGCCGGGGTTAGTGGAGAGTGGTTCGATCGATCAATTGCTTTGAGATGCATTCCCACCAGTGTTAGGGCCCAAACCAGAAAAAGCAGGAACGGGAGATCGATCAAGAACTTCAGACGGCGGTATCTGGTCACGATTGCTAAAAGAGATTCTACCCTCCCGTTCTCTCGCCATTAGCCATTCTTTCTGGTAGGGATGCAAATTATTACTTGAGCCACCACCACCAAAACGAGGGTTAGAGGCAGGGCCATAATCAGAATCAGAAACAGGCGATCCCTCTACAATCCCACCGCCACCACTAAAAAACTCAACAGTCCCCCGGCTGATAACAACGGGGTCTTGTGCATCCTTGGCTAATTGTTTTTCTACTGCCTTCTCAATATATTCGCTTCGATCGACCTTAGAGAACTTTCTCAGGGCAGCCCGGACTTCTTTGGAAAATTTTATCTTCATGTCTTTATAATAACACTCCATTGCCAAGTTTACACGCCATAGAGCTTATTTATCCAAACCATTTTCTAGACATCCCCCTGCTCTTGATTTCCTGATCTTGATCAAGCGGAAACTTTTAACCCCCGCCATTAGGCTAGATATTATTTGGATTGAATCAGATGCAGAAATTTATCTATAAAGGGCCAATCAATAGCGGGGTGTCGATCGACGGGATTGACTATCTCCTCTATCAAGGAAAGCCCGTAACTTTGCCAGAAGATAATGATTATGTGAAGGGCCTGGTTGCTCAAGAATATTTAGAAATTGTCATTGAAAAACCTGTCATTGCAGAAAATATTAATCCCGTAATAGCGAGTAAAAAATAATGGCTGCAAATTATTTACACGGGGTAGAGACGATCGAAATCGAGATCGGCGCTAGAAGTATTCGGCAGGTCAAGACCGCCGTAATTGGGATTGTGGGGACGGCTCCGATTCACACTCTACCCCTAGCCGATCAAACAATTAACTACCCCACCATAGTCCTCAACCCACGGGATGCAGCTTTGAAGTTTGGAGTAGCATCCCCCGGATTTACAATACCCGCCGCTCTCGATGCAATCTTTGATCAAGGGGCGGGAATTTGTATTGTAGTGAATGTTTTCGATCCGGCTGTGCATAGAGCGATCGTAGCGGCGGGCCCGTTCACTTTCACCACGGATAAAATTACCCTCCCTAATCAAAATGTTATTGTTGCAACCGTGACTAACACAGCAACAACTACCACCTATGTCTTGGGTGTTGATTATTCGATCGACATGACTAAGGGGACGATTTCTCGCATCAGCACGGGAGCCATCCCTGCCCTAGCATCAGTTCAGATTGGTTATACTTACGCCGATCCGACCTTGGTGCTACCAGCAGCCGTGATCGGGACTGTAAATGCATCAGGCAATCGAACCGGGATGCAAGCATGGCAAGACTCCTATTCCCTATTTGGATTTTTCCCGAAGATTTTGATCGCTCCTCTATTCTCGACTCTGGCAGCCGTTACTGCTGAGATCGTAATTCAGGCTTCTCGACTCCGAGCCATTGGCATAAGCGATGCTCCGATCGGCACTACTTTTGCTCAAGCCATAGCGGGTCGGGGGCCGGCGGGTTCGTTTGGATTTAATACATCTAGCGATCGAATGATGCTCTGTTATCCCCATGTAAAAGTTTTTGATTTAGCCACTAACACCGAAGTTCTCGAACCTTACAGCCCCCGAAGAGCCGGGGTAATTGCAGCCAAGGATATTGAAAAAGGCTACTGGTGGTCATCGTCTAACACGGAAATCAAAGGGATAACCGGGGTAGAACGGAGGCTGACTGCTGCGATTAATGATCCTAATTCTGAAGTTAATCTGCTCAATGAAGTGGGGATTGACACTATATTTAATGCCTTTGGCACTGGACTCAGGACTTGGGGGAATCGATCGGCCGCCTGGCCCACAGTCACGCACCCCCGAAACTTTATCAACATCCGCCGGGTTGCTGATATTTTGCATGAGTCGATCGAATTCTCCTTACTTCAATTCCTAGATATGCCAATCTCCAACGGTCTAATTGATTCGATCGTGCAAAGCGTGAAAGCGTTTATTCAGAAATTAATAGGGGACGGCGCCTTGATCGGTGGTGACTGTAGCTATAATCCTGCCAAGAATCCCCCAGAAGAAATTGCCTTGGGGCATTTGACTTTTGATTTAGATTTCATGCCTCCCCCGCCACTTGAGCGGATCACGATCGAAAGCCGGATCGATCTCAACTACCTAAAAACCCTGACCGGAACTCTAGGAGCTATTTAAGCCAATGATTAAAACCGTATCTAATGCAACTGTCTGGGTTAACGGGAATGTGCAAATTGGCACTTGCTCCGAGGTTGAATTGCCAGAAATTAAACAGCTTCTTATTGAGCATGAGGGGCTTGGGATAGCCGGGACGGTTGAAACGTTTGCAGGGATCGAAGCCATGGAAGCGACCTTTACATGGACTTCTTTTGATGCAACCAGCTACAAGGCGATCGCTAACCCAACCCAACCAGTGCAACTCCAAACAAGAGCCAGTCAAAAAACCACCACCCTACTGGGGGATACCGAAGTCCCGGTGGTAGTTTTTCTCTCTGGAATATTTAAGACCGTCCCCTTGGGTAAACTCAAAAAGGGGGAGACGATCGAACTCAGTTCAGAAATGGCGGTAAGCTACGTCCGACTGATTTTAGGGGGTGAGGAGCTACTGGAGATCGATGTTTTTAGTAATACTTACAGGGTCGCCGGGGCTGATATTTTAAGCCAGTGGAGAGCTAATTTAGGAATTTAACATGGCAACAAAAAAGAAAGAACCAGTCGAGACATTCACCCTCACTAGTGGCAAAGTAGCCAGTCGATTTGCATTAAGTAGCAAAGATTATTTTTCATTCAGGAAAAGGCTGCAAGATGAGCAGGACACTGATTTAGCCACTAAAGAGATAGTGATGCGATCGTACCTACTCGATGATCTACCCATCACGATCGATATGTTGGAAGATGATGATGGTTTGACTTTTGAGGATGTTTATACCCTCACCAATAGGCTAGATAACCTTTTTTCGCAGCTCCAACAGAAAGCGACCTAATTGCTTTTTGCCAGATAACGGGCTGGGGCATTGGAGATATTTATAGCCTAGATTTAGACGACCTAATTTACTGGATTGGTCACGCACGGGATTATCAAAAAGCTCTGGATAAAAGACTTAGGAAAAAATAGGTGGATTAATGTCTAACGATCCAAATTCTCCAAATTCTCAGAATCCCCCGATCGAAGCCAAACCATTTAGCGAGGAGGCTCTGGAATTAAATAGTCAAAGAGTCCGGGAACTAAAAACGGCTCAGTCTGTGGGGGAAGATATCGATCGATTAAAAGCCCTTCAGCTTATGCAAGAAGAGCTTGCCAGATCAAAGACCGTTCAACTCATGAAGGAGGAGCTTGATCGATCGACAACCGTTGCCAACACTACAGACATCGAGAATCTCAAGGCGCTGCAATTTAACCTGACAGAGAAGCAGATCGCCAGTATGGCAGAGATTGCCAAAGCCACGGCAGAACTCAATAATCTAAAAAGGGATCAGGATGCTCAAGACCTCATAAAAATCACAACCGAGCAAGCGATCAAAGAGATCAAACTTACTCAGAATGAACAAGAAATCCTTTATCTCCAGAATCAAAATGATCTAGCTTTTCTACTGAGAGAGCAAAGGACAAAAGCAGAGTATTTCTTTGCCTATCGACTGATCATCACCACTCTATGCACCACCGTTTTACTCTCCCTAGCGGCGGGGGTATGGCTGACAGCAATGCGGATCGAAATCCCCCAACTAGTGATCGTTCTCAGTAGTTCTGGACTAGGGGCGATCTCTGGACTTCTAACCCCTAATCCCCAAGCCCAAAAAAGAGAAAATCCCACTAATAATAGGAGAAGTTAAAATGGCTTCTAGTCTCCTCTCTATCACGATCGAAGCGATCGATAATGCCAGTGCGGTCATCTCTGGAGTCCAAAACAGTGTTAAAGGACTAGCCCAAATTGGGGCGGTTGGCTCCTCTCTAGTGGGGATGGGAGCGGCGATCGCTTTGCCTATTATTGGGATTGGTACGGCTGCTGTTGGTGCGGCGGTTGAATTTGAAAGCTCTATGGCTAATGTTGCAAAAGCTGCAAACGTCCCAGTCAATTCAGCACAGTATCGAGCGTTAAGCACGGAAATATTAGGGCTGTCTAGAGTCATCCCCAGAGCAGCGACCGACCTTGC